CAGTCCGCCCGGATGAAGCTGGGCTATGCCCTTCCCAAGTACGGCGCGGACGGCGACTACGGCAGCGAAACCGAGAAGGCCGTAAAGCAGTTCCAGCTGGCCTATGGTCTGCCCGATGATGGCGTGATGAACGTGGGCGCGGACTACGACACGCTGTTCAAGGCACTGGACGGAGACAAGCCGCAGGAATACGGTCACGTCGAGATCACAGGTGGCAGCGTCAACATCCGCTCTGCACCGGGCTATGATTCCAAGGTCTACGGCACTGCCCACAAGGGTGATATTCTGCCATATCAGGGTGTCACGCAGGAGGCCGAAGGCAAGCCTTGGTACCTCGTCATCTGGGAGAACCAGAACGCATGGGTGAGCAGCAAGTATGCGAGGCTGGTGAAGTAGGATGCAGGACATAACGTTTGAAAAGCTGGTGGGGCTGATGGCCGTGGCCCTGGTATTGATTGGCGCGTACAACACCATCATGGGAGCCGTCAAGACCCACCGAGAAGAAAAAAAGAGGAAGGACGCGCCAGTGAACAATCTCGAAGAACAAGTGAAGGAACATGAAGATAAGCTGAAAAGAGACCACGAACGACTGAACGAGCTGGAGGACAGCAACCGGATCATCATGAGGGCGCTCATGGCTCTGCTGTCGCACGAGATCAGCGGCAACTCTGATGATAAGCTGAAAGCCAGCCTTGAAGAGATCCAAAAACACTTGATTGAGAAGTAGACCGGACATGCCGTGTCCGGTTGAAAACGTGCAAGTATAGTTATACGAAATGGTGCAATTATAGCAGATTTCTACTGATTTTCACTGATTTCTACTGACTCTGAAAGGAGAATCGCCATGAAGAAGTTTATTGCCATTCTGCTGACCGCCATGCTCCTTACCGTGATCTGCCTGTCCTGTCTGGCCGAGACCGCCGCCGAGCCTGCCCCCAGCGCCCCCATGATCGACCTCACCGGCCTGGTCGTGTCTATCGTCGTGCTGATCGGTGAAGCGATTCTGGCGTGGCTGCTCAAAGCAGTCATCCCTCCCGCGAAGAAATGGCTGGAATCTCATACTACGAAAAACCAGCAGACCGTGATCTGGAATGTCGTGAAGCGCCTTGTGGAAGCCGCAGAACAGATAATCACCGGCGAGGGCAAGGGCGACGAGAAGCTGGCCTATGTTGAATCCTGGCTCAAAAAGTACGGCTATGACATCGACAGATTTGTGATCGAGGCAGCGGTGAAGGAGATGAACGACAGACAGCTCACCGTTGTCGCTGAAGAACTGGAAATCCCTGACGATGGATGCCAGGGCAAGGATTACTGCGAGATTGAATAGAGCACACCCCCGCCACGCACGGCGGGGGCTTCTTTTTGTTTTTGGCTACTGCTGCGCCTTGTGAATGATGGTCAGGATCTTCTCCTGCTCTTCCTGGCTGACCCCGATGCTTTCCAGAGCCTGACGGGTGCCGCAATCAGGACAGATCAGCGTCTCGTTGTCCAGGCGCGAGAGCGCCGGCGCTTCTGTGTAGGTTGCTCCGCAGATCGGGCATTGCCTCGGCTGTTTGTTCTCGTTCTTCATTGGTACACCTCCATCGCGCTGGCCTGCAGCGCCTCGGTCAGTCGCCTGTTATCGAATCCGAATGCGTCGTATCCCTGGCGGCAGACGTTCACGTAGTGGTCGGAGGGGAGGCCGTATGGCCTGTCCTCCTGCATGATGTAGACGAACACCGTGCGCTCCCTGACTTTCCCGGTTCTGATGCCCTTGACGGGCAGCTTCATCTCCTCCTTGTAGTAGAAGCGCGGGAAGCCCTCGTAGTGGTCAAGGGCGCGTTCGTCGTTCTCCGTGACCTCCCACACGGCCACCGGCACGATGCCACCATCGTGCGGCTCGATGGTGAGGTATGCGCCGGTCTTGCTCCCTTTGAACATGAGCCGGTATCCCTCCAATGCGCTGACGCCGATGACCCGCGCCGACGGGCAGCGCATCCGCATCTGCTGAATGTTGAGGTTGCTTCCGTAGGCGATGTAATACCGCCTCTTGGTGTCGCGGATCCGTCCGTATGCCATTTCGTATCTTGCCATGGTCTCTACCGTCCTTTCCGAAGGGCTTACCCTTCTACCACCGAAAGCCCGCCGTGCGGGGCGGGAGCCGGTGGCAGGAGGCTAAGTCCTCCGTGTGGCCATCAGGCGGCTGTCCTGCCGTGTCTGAAGGCCGTGTCGCCGTCCAGGTGGCGGGTCAGGAAATCCCGTGCGGTGGCGAATTCCTCGCCGATGAAGCCCAGCCGGAGGAGCCAGGTGCGCATCGCGTACTTCGGGTTCTCGGTCTGCTGGGGCTTGGGGCTGGCGCTCTTGGCGTCCTTCGCCATCTGGCTGAGTGCGAGGCAAAGCTGGATGAAGCTCTTGAGCTGGCCTGCGTGGATGCCGTTCTGCCGTTCTCCCTCGGGTGCGTCGAACTGGAAGAGCCGGAACTCGATGGTGCCCTTGGTGAAGGTGGCGTGGTAGTTGAGCATGTGGTAGCGGCTCTCGTTGTAATGCTGGTTCCTGCCGTAGCTTGCTCCCTGGCTGGTGTACCAGATGTCCGCCAGTTTCGCCATCGTGTCGGGCTTCTTGCGGTTCAGCTGCTGCAGGAAGTTCGGATCCACCGTGCGGCAGTAGCGGCTCATGCGGCGGCGATCCAGCCGGAGGGCATCCGCGAGGAGGCTTTCGTGGCTGGCCATGATGTTGGCGAGGTTCCGCAGGGTCTGGGGCGTGTGGCCTTTGGCACCGATGTGGATGTGCACCCCGCAGCCTCTGGTGGCGTCGCTCTTGGCTCCTGCCTTGCGCAGGCGGCGGCAAAGCTCCTGCAAGGTCTCGATGTCGCCGTAGGTCAGAACCGGCGTCACCAGTTCGCACTTCTCGCTATCAGGCCCCGCGATGCTGACGTCCTTCTGGAATTTCCACTCGCGGTCTTGGGCGTCCCAGGCGCTCCAGGTCTGGTATCCGTTGCGGTGGGCGGTGTCCTGGAAGCGTCCGGTGCCGAAGAACTCGGCGGCGATCTTGGCGGCGTCCTTGCGGGTGATGCTGTTCATCTCGACCTCAACCCCGATGGTCTGGTTCTTGAGGTTCTCAATCTGGCGGGTGGTTTTCTCTGTCATGGTGGTTGCCTCCGTTCGTTTTTGTTGTACCCATAATGCCATAGAACGGGAGGAAACAGGTGTACTTGTCGATAACAGACCGATAACTTGTACAGCGACGAGAAGCACCGAGACACGGTGTGTCTGGTGCTTCTGTTCGCTATCTTGATGGATTTCTCCGCTTCCGAGCATCGCGCCTGATCTCTTCCTCGATCTGCTGGCGCATCCGTTCGGCTTTGAGCTTCCGGCGCTCCCGGTCCTTTGCCTTGCGCTCCACGCGCAGGGGTTCGAGCTTTTCCATGATCCGCTCCTTACGGCCTTCCGCTGGCGGCGGATCACCGATGATCTGTACCTCGAGGACATCGTCCAAACGGAACAATTCAAGCTGGGTCATGATCGTGCCGAGGTCTTCCAGGGATGGACGCTCGATGCCACCGCTGATCCACTCACCGGCAAGCTTGGGTTGAATGTCGCATAGGTCTGCCAAGTCCTGATTGAATAAGCCGAGTTCGCCAACCGGCCCTCCAAGCTTTACGACAATCCTGATCTGAAACATGCTGCTTCTCCTTTCGATGTCAAATTTTACCAGAATCTTGCTTGAAAGTCTGGCAATTACCAGTTTATTGGCGAACTCGACAGAAACTGGCAGGATTTGACATATTCTGATACTATACGGCAGAAACCAACAAAAAAAGCATGAGTATTGCGTCGAAAGAGCACAATACTCATGCTTTTTTACTATGGCTTTACTGTATTTTCACAGAAATACCAGGTAATGACAAACCCCGCATCCGAAACATCTATACAGTTTCTCGGATCCGGGGTTTGTATAAGAGAAATGTGGTGGGCCACATCAGAGCTTATACAAACCCCAGAACGGTCCTGGACTCCCTCGGATTTCGCCAGTTTTATCTTAAGCGGCCTGGTGAACGTCTTGTTCTCGCCGGTGAAGTCAACCACCAGCTTGAAGTGGTCATCGTACACATAGACGGCCTTCACAAAATCCCGTATGATTCGCTTCTGGAATTTCTTGTCCCTGTAATCCTCGGTGCGGAGCATGAGCAGGTATTTAATGACGTCATCGCGCCCAACCGTCAGGATTCCCATCTTCTCGGTGGCGATCAGTCCCTCCAGCTCCTGCTTCTCCATCCGCAGCTCCGTCATCCGGTCTTTGAACTCGTCCGAGATGATTCCCATCTCCACGGCGCGGAGGATGTTGGCGATCTGCTTCTTTGCCTCTTTGAGCCTGGATTCATAGTATCCGATCTGG